ACTAATCTAGTAAATAAAAGATCTATAATAGTAACAATTAATGATAGAGGACCATTTATCAGAGGTCGAGTGATTGATTTGTCTAAAGCAGCAGCTAATGCCGTTGGTATTAGAGGAACAGGAAAAGTTTCTTTAACTATTTTAAAATGAGAGTTAAATAAACTATTTAAATTAGAGGTAATATTAATGAAAGTGTCTTTGTCTGACATGGAAAAGTTTTCTGATAGGATAAATAAGATAGTTCAAGATGATAAGTTAGAATATATAGATGCTATAGTTCATTTTTGTGAAGAATCAGGAATTGAAGTTGAAATTGCTGCTAAACTTATTACTCCAGCAATAAGACAAAAAATTGAATTTGAAGCTATACAAAATAGATTAATTCAAAAATATCCAGTCCTTCCAATATAATGAATGTTAATGAATCATATAGATTTTATAGTGCTATAAAAGTTCATTTTAATTGTGAAAAATATGATTTTTTCCAAAGAAATGGTAGTATTTACAGACCTAAAGTGTTGTCTAAAACACAATTCAATCATTTTGAAAAACTAGGGAAAAAATATGATTCTGAATTAATTGATTTTTATGTATCTAATTTTTTGGAAAATCCAAAAATTAGCATTTATCAATTAATTAATAAAGAAGCAGAAGATGTTTTTATAGAATGGAAAAAACGTAATCAAGCTTTTACGTTTAGATTCAAGGAAGATCTTGTTAATTTAATTGATAATTATACCTTTGAAGATATTTTCAAAGGAGATTATCCAAAGTTATTGACAAAGACATTGCAATATGAGATAATGTTTGAGTCATTTGTAGTCTTAAATCATCATTTAAGACTTTCTAATAATTGGGATAGTAAGTTTAAAGATAATTTGATATGGAAACCTATATCATTTAAATCTAAAAAATATTATCCCTTTATTAGATATGATAAATCCAAGATAAAGGAAATCTTGGTTAATTGTTTAAGGATGAATACCTAAAAATTTATATTATGTAATTTAGTGGACTAGTTGTTAACACATTGTATACACGAGGAAATATATATGTCATCATTTTTAAATTTGAAAAGAAATTCCAGTAATAATTATGATAATCTAACTAAAGCTGTTGAGTCGATGAATTCATCTACAACATATGGTTCTGAAGATAAAGATAAAAATTATTGGAAATGCGAAGTTGATAAGGCTGGTAATGGATATGCTATTATTAGATTCCTTCCAATAAGCCCACAGGATTCGGATGAGAATGGAAATTCTAAGACACCAGGAGGTGCTCCTTTCGTTAAATATTACGATCATGGATTCCAAGGACCAGGTGGTTGGTATATTGAAAACTCTCTTACTAGTATAGGACAAGCTGATCCTCTGTCAGAATATAATTCTCATTTATGGAGAACTGGACTTGAATCTGATAAAGAACAAGCAAGGAAGCAGAAGAGAAGATTACATTTTGTAGCAAATGTATATATTGTAAAGGATTCTAAAAATCCAGAAAATGAAGGTGAAGTTAAACTTTTCAAGTTTGGTAAAAAGATCTTTGATAAACTTATCGGATCTATGAAACCACAGTTTGAAGATGAAACTAAGATTGATCCATTTAACCTTTGGGAAGAAGGAGCCAACTTTAAACTAAAGATTAGAAAGCTAGATGGTTATCAGAATTATGATCTTTCAGAATTCGAATCACCAAGTCCTTTGTTTGAAGATGATAGTAAACTTGAAGCAATCTGGAAATCGCAACATTCTCTTTTAGAAGTTATAGATCCAAAGAATTTTAAATCTTATGATGAACTAAAGAAAAGATTGGATCGTGTTCTTGGTAATATTTCAGTTGGATATAAACCAACAACAGTAGAGCATTTACGTTCTGAATCAAAACCAGTTAAACCTACTTTGTCTGAGGTTGAGTCATCTTTTGTAGATGAAGAAGATGATGATCTGAATTACTTTAGAAATCTTATTGAAGAAGATTAAAAACTATAAAGGGGGCTAATGCCCCCTTTTTTTATACTATTCTTACAATTCCATATTGAGCTTTTTGGAATACACTTTCTTCATTTCTTACTCCAATATTAATACCCATAGCAGTAGAACTTGATCCTGCTCTTCTATCACCATTTTTGGAAGATCCACCTCCACCAGAAGAAGATAATATAGGTGCAGAAGAACCTCCAGAATTTCCACCACCTCCACCAGAAGATATTGGTGTTACGGAAGATCCACCATTAAATGTAGTTACTCCTAACTCACCTAAATTACTTGTATTTTGTGCTTGTAATGATGGTAATCTCTCTCCTGATTTCATTCCTTGTAAATTTGCTATGTCTTTAACATTTGAAACTACATCTAATAATGAACTTGATTTACCAATAGAAGAAATGTCAAAATTTCCTCCTATATTTCCAGTTGAAAAATCTCCTACTTTTGACGATGGATTTCCTTTAATGCTACCATCAGAGGTAGTGCTAATATTTCCTTCTACATTAGTATTTTTATTATCTGAAGGTTCTTCAAAAAGTCCACCAAATAATCCGCCTAAAGTCTTAGATATAGTTGGAATCATACTTCCAACTTTACCTACAGTTTGTAATATTCCACCTAACTGACCAGAAGAATTTCTACCTCTAGAATTTCCACCAAATAATCCACCTAAAGTCTTAGATATAGTTGGAATCATACTTCCAACTTTACCTACAGTTTCTAATCCACCAGAAGAATTTCCACCAAACATAGAACTAATACTATCTGTTATAGTAGATAATGGATTTTTTGTTGTTAATTCTGGTTGCATTGGAGTAACACCAAACATAGAACTAATACTATCTGTTATAGTAGATAATGGATTTTTTGTTGTTAATTCTCTAGATAAAGAATCAGAACTATCTGATTTTGTGGAAATGTTTTTATCAGATTCTGTTTTTTTAGATTCTTTACCTTCAGATATTCCACCTATATTATTTGCTATATTTTCAAGCAGACTTATCATTTCATCAAAATGAGAAGAATAATCTGCTTGCATTCCAGACTCTTTTGTTTCTGATGCTGGAGTTACAGTTTCTGTAGATATTTCTTTATTTGTAGTAGGTTCTTTTATAAGTTTTTCTGAGGTTTCTTCTTGCTCTTCCTCTTCTTCTATACCTTCAGGCATTACTTTTTCAGCATATGCCATCATCATTTTTTGATTTTTTTCTGCAACTTTAGAAGTATCTCCAGAGGAAGCTTCTGAATATTTTGCATAGGACTCTGCTGCTTTTTTATCAGCAAAATTTATATGAATATGTCCACCAGTAGATTTACTAGAAGGATTTTTATATTCATCTATAACTTTAAATTGAGAATCAGACAACCCTGATTGTTTTAAATGTTCTTTAATTTTTTCAGCAGATTCTTCAGATTTTTCTTTATCCTTTATTGTCATATCTAAAGCTAATCCTTTAGTATGCATAGAATTTGGATTAGCTTTAGTGTGATAATCATCATTAAAAGCAGTAAATCTTTCAACTCCTCCAGGAATAGAATCAGATTGTGCTTGAAGTGCTCTTGCTAAATTTAAAGTTCCGGTTTCTGTATTTCCTCCAGCAAAGGCTTGGCCTTCTAATCCACCTTTAACCTTTAAATCTTCTTTAGAAACCATTGATCCCTTATAAGGAACTACTACTCCTGTGCCTTCTTTTGTTTTAACTGCTCCTTCAATTTTAGCTGCTTCAGTTTTTTGTCTATCAGAAGTTTCTATTACTTTACCTTCTCCAGATTTCAATTTCTTTTCAATTTCTGGAGCCATTGCTTGTATAGCTCCTCTTGCTTGTCTTGCATATAGTTCAGTAGAGGTTCCATATGCATCTTTAGCAGATATTCCTTCTTTATATAACTTTGTAGCTGCACCAGCACCTTTTAAATGAGCAGCTTTAGCGTATCCAGCAATCTCAGCCGAAGAACTTTCATCAGAAAGTGCTCCTGATTTCATTCCATATTTAATATTTTTTTCAGTAAATCCAGCAAATGCTTTATCCTGCATTTCCCTACTTGTTAGGTAGGTTTTTAAGCCACCCTCTACATTCCAATTGCTAGTATCTTCTAAAAATGCTTTTTGACCACCTTTATACCAATTTTTACCAGATGATTCTCTAGCAGATTTTAATTTGGATTTATCTACCAATCCTTCTCCAGCTAAAGCCTCTGCTCCAAATTGATATTGACCAACATATCCAAATTTATTTACAGACCCTAAATTAAATGTACTTTCTGTTTTTGCAACATTAGCAGCATACGCTCTTGTTTCTGCTTCTGTCATTTTTCCTATATTATCACCTTTATAGGATAATGCGGCCTCCATCTCATTTTTACTTTTTGGTCCAGTATCCCCACTAGATATATCATCCCATCTTCTGATTGTTCCAGAACCAGATTTACCCTCTTCCCCTACTTGTTTTCCTGATCTTTTATTACCTTCAGAATCAATAACATATTGTCCTTTATCTTTAAGACTTGGCTTATCTTCAATATCGAAAGCTTTTTTTAATCCAACTCCAACAGCACCAATACCTAATAAAATAGGACCAAATTCAACTAAAGCTCCTGATAACAGAGGTATAAATTTCATTATATTTGAAATTATCTTTACTAAAGATGGTATAAATTTAGTTAGGATATTTTTAAAGGAACCAAAAACCTCAATAATATCTTTTGCTGAATCTTTAATTCCTTTAAATGGATTTTTTAGAAAATCATCCAAATTATCTATTGATTTTCCTGATTCTTTTGAAGTATCATAATCGAATTCATAATCTTTTATTTTAGAAGCGGTTTCAGATTTCTCTCTTTCATCTTTTATTTGATCATATCTTATTTTATTTGAAAGGAGTTTATATATTGCTTGTAATATATCAGATTGTGAATCATTTGCTCCAAGATTTGGAGTTGCTATTTTTGGAAGGTTGTATCTTTGAGATACTTTTTCAGTAGTATTAGATTTAGATTTATCTTTTTTTGAAGATATCTCTGAAGATGGTACTTCAGAGGTTTTATCTTCGTTAATAGTCTTAAATTTATCTTTTATATCTTTTCCAAAATCAGATAAAAAAGAGTTTAGATTTTTTATATTTGGTGATGAACTGATGTCTTTTATTACACTACCTAATTTGCTAATTTCATCTGCCATTTTTAAAACCTATTTTTATTTCTATTTTGTAATTCTCTTATTCTTTCGTTCTCTTCTTGAATATATGATTCAAGTTGAGATATATAAATTTGTCTTTCCCACGGAAGCATCTCTTCTAATTCACTCAGACTATACTTGTGGTGTTGCATTAATATAAAGTTAACTACATAGTAGTTTTTCAAATCTTCATGATGAAAAGTTATCCTAAAAAATTTTCAAGACCCTCAATTTTTATTTTATGGTCAAATCCACATTTATTACAAGTAGTTTCTATATTCTTTTGTAATTTTGGAAGAGTATCGAAAAAGTTTTTGATTTTATTAAATTGATCAATATTTAAACTTTCTAAAAATTCAGTAAGCTCTTCTTTAGAAGAATCTTTAGCATTGTAAATATTATCGTTTTCGTAAATATGTTCAATACAATTTACAATTAAATCAAAAGCTAATTCAGCATCGTTATTGATTTTTGAAATAGAATTAATTAAATTATATGTAGGGAATTTCATTTTAATCCCTACAGAATCAGTTAATTCAATATCATTTTTTATATCAGTATCATTTATGTTTATATCTAATAAATCAATATTAACATCTAATAAATTTCCACAAATATTATCATCTGGATCTATAGAATTTTGACATCTGTATTTTAAAGATACAGTTTCTCC